TAAGAAAAAATTTATGGGAAAGATTATCTGCTGTAAATCAATGTAGATTTATAGACCCACCAACTCCGTCAACTAGATGCTGGTTATGTGGATTTGGACAAGCTGATTTTCCTCTTATTCATATCAAAGGTAAAAGTGATTGGCAATGTGAACATGTATTGCCGTTATGTGCATCACTCCTTTTCTTTGATGTTCCTCAATCGATGAATGATACGCTTGTTGGCTATAATTATGCACTAAACTACGGATGGGCTCATGCAGAATGTAATCGTTTAAAAAGTTCATATTCATTTTCCGAATTATTTGAAGACTCAAGTAAAAATGGCAAACTATTAAATACTCCGCGTACAATTAGAGACTTTGTTCATGCATACATATTAGACCTTGGACTTCTTCTTAAAATTACAAAAAAATCATGGTATAATGATTGGATTGGTACAAGAGTACCTGATATTGAAAGAATATGTGACAATTTATCAAACCACATAAGCGAACTTTATAGTAAAGAATCAAGAGAAATATTTCCAGAATTTAATATTCGCGATAGTAGAATTCAAAGAACATTTGGCAATATAGATCATGCGTTTAGGTTAGCATATGAAAGCGATATTCGAGATATAGAAGTTAAACAAGCTATTGATAAACAACGAATTCAAGTTCTTACACTAAACCCCGAAGTATCAATTTATAATGAAAATGTAAAAAAGATTTTAGTAGAATTACCACGTGGGTTTCTTCCCGAAAAGCTTGAAAAGGATGTAGAAGAATTATGGAAAAAACAACCTGTTGGAGGATATAAACATAAATCTCGTAGAACCCGTAATAAAAAACGGACAACCTATCGTAAACGAAGAAAGTCTTAAACATGTATAATCCTTACAATCCCAAAAACCGCTTGTTTACCCGAACGGATATACAAGCGGTTCTGTCGAAGTACAAATGTGCCTTTACAGTTCGTAATGCAAACTTGTTCCAAACGGCAATGGTCCATTCTTCATACGTAAAAAGAGAAGAATACACAGCGCCGACAGGAGAAGTAATACAGCTAGCTTCTCGACCCTCAAACATGTTAGAATTGTTCGATCAGTCATACGAAACGTTGGAACACCTTGGCGATAGTATTCTGGGAGCCACAGTGTCGACATATTTGTTTAAACGTTTCCCTTGTGAAAATGAGGGGTTTCTTACTGATTTAAAAAAAGACATTGTTTGCAATGAAATGTTGGGAGAACTAAGCCAAAAAATAGGACTTGATAAGTTTTATATTATTTCACGACACAATGAAGATGCGTGTAATGGTCGTGCAAATACAAAAAAACTAGGAGATATTCTTGAAGCATTTATCGGTGCATTATGGACAGATTCTGACAATAATTTTAAAGTTGTGTATGACTTTGTAATTGCTCTTGTTGAGACTCATATCAACATTCCCAAACTACTAATGAATAATCGAAACTTTAAAGAACAACTTCAAAAAATTTATCAATCGAAGTTTCATTATACGCCGAAATATGTTGTATTATCTTCAGCAGCAAATGTGTATACAATGGCTGCGGTAGATGAGAATGGAGTTCATCTTGGAATTGGAACAGCTTCTACAAAAAAACAAGCAGAACAACTGGCTGCAAAACAATCAATTGAAAAGTTCAGTTAATTCAAAATCATACTTTTCTTTTCACGCGGAAGTCTTCGCACCAATAATTCTCGTTGAGTTCCTCCAACAGACATATCTTCCACACCATCGGGAATCCCTTCAATAGTGCGCAATACTTCTGCGACTCGTTGAGGTTGGTCTGCAAATTGCAGTAAAAGTTGAGTACGAATAACGTTTCGTTTCAAAGCAGGACGAGATGTTCGTACGCTTCTAGAAACAGTTCCAATTCCTGTTCCTTCGAGAGCAAAATTGTCGACTTGGTTATCTCGCATAAACTCCAAAATAGTTTCAGAATTTTTAGTCTTTTTGTCCTTTAGTTCCTTGATTTGTTTGCGGAGCTCTCGCTCTTTATCATCAAACCCAATCCACTCTTTTAAAGTGTCCCGGATTTTCTGCGTTGCGTCTTCATCTGCCATTTCCTAGTGTTATGTTTCATCGTTGAAAGCCTCTTTCCTGCCGTTGGAGGTACACTATTCTCAGTTTTTTCTGCATCCAATGATTGATGGTATTCCGTCATATACGGAATAAATTCCGCTATGTTTGGATGATTCTTTAATACCTTTGCCATATGTTCGCCTTGAACAAGTGCTTTATTGAGAATAATACCTAGTCCTGGTACCCAGTTGGCAATATGTCCAATTGCTCCACCAAGGTCACCTTCGCCTGCTGAAAGTGCAGTTGTAAATGCAGTAAGAACGCCAGTAAATGGAGCAACAGCGAGTGCTCCAACAGGACCTGCAACAACTTGACCAAGGTCATTTGCTGACGTCACACCCAATTCTGTTCCTGCATGAACAGACTCCAATGCCAAATCTGCAAACGGAATACTGTTTTTTAAAGTATCAACAGTTCCAGTTACTGCACCATATATAGAACTAACTGGTCCACCAACTAAGTCAGGAGTATAATCTCGAAGTACTCCTTTGACGGCAACATCCGCAAAAGGATATTTTGTATCACGACCACCTTTTTGCTTCAAAGCTTTCAGTAACTGTTTTGCGGTTTTTTCATTGAAAATTGGCGATTTTTTATCTTTATCGTAAAATGCAGATTCTTTAATTTCCTTTGTTGTCTTACAGTCTTTACGTTTCAAATAGATATACAAACTTATTATTTTAATAATTCTATCAACAAACTCTTTGTCTTTCAACTTGCGTTTTAAATCCCTGTACGCACGCAACTCTTTGCGTGTAAAAGGAGGATCTTCATATATCCAAACCATTATTTAGTTCGTATAAAATATAATGGATGGAACGGGGGACCAAGAAATAACATGGAATTCACAGCTAGAACAAATCATTTCAGATGAAGGTGAACGTTCTCTTTGTTACCAATGGCTCCACGCAAAATCTGAAAAATGGTTTTCTACATTAAGTACATATTTAACACTCCCTGTGATTATTCTATCAACACTTGCAGGTTCTGCATCAATTGGTTCGCAAACTTTATTTGGAGATACAGGAGCCGCAAGTATAGCTATTGGTTGTATAAGTTTGAGCGTTGCCACTCTAAATACAGTTGGTAGCTATTTTGGCTGGACAAAGCGTTCAGAATCCCATCGGATTGCATCTATTACCTACGGTAAAGTTTACAGATTTATTCTTATTGAACTAGCTTTACCAAGAAGACAACGCATGTCTCCAAAGGATATGCTGAAAGTTGTACGAGATCAGTGTGATAGACTGCAGGAAACAAGTCCACAAATTCCAGATGTTGTTATCAACGAGTTTAAAGAAAAGTTTTCAAGCAATACACCTGAAGTGAAAAAGCCAAATATTACAAATGGATTAGACCCAATTATAGTTCATTCTCCTGACTTGGAAACACCAATACTTAAAACCCCTAGAATTTCCAGCGCCGATCACATTCTAAACAAGTTACAAACGTCGTCATCGGCTCGTCTGCAGACCGAGTTTGCAGTTGATAGTAATCACACTTCGACTTCTTCTTGCAATTAGAACACCACATAATAATAGATGCACTTTCATTTTTAGCATATAATTTCTTCTCCGATTCAATAACCTTTTCGACACACTCCTTCCATTGAGCGGGATATAAATCTACAGCAGACATCTCTGCAAATTGGCGATGTGTAATTTCTCCTGACTTTACCTTTGAAATAAAACCTTCTCCTTTGTCACGACGAGCGTATTCATAAAATGCAATTGCTTTGCTACGATACATATTCCAGAAAATTCGGTTGTTCCAGTCGATTTCAATATTTTCTTTTGTAGCTTGCTCACATACGACATGAAGAATAGCTTCTTCTAAACTTTTTGAAGAATCTATATCTTGTAAAATTTCATTAAGATTTTCAATAACTTTGTCACGTAATGCACATTCTACAAAGACATTTTTCGAATGTGTTTGAATCGGTCTAACAATTCTCACAATTTCTCGAACATCTTCATCTTCTACATCCTCTTCAACCTGTTCAACATGTTCACCAGATTCGTGTTCTTCCTCATTTTCGACTTCAATTGGCAACTCGCTTTCAGTATCATTAAACGTCCATTCTTGATAAGCCGCCTCATATTGATCTGGTTTCAGCGAAATGTATGAGGCGATATTTGGTTCGTGCTGGTCTTGTTCTTCCGATTCTGTAGCAAGAATAACAATTTGTCCCGTGAATGATTCATCATCAAAAGGAGAAGGCAATAAATGCTGATTAATATGGTCTTCATCACCATTTGTTGCTCCGAAAATAGAAAACCATTGTGTCTCTTTCAAAGGATCTTGAATCTTACCTTGGAACTGTATTTCGGAGTTTTTATATTTTTTGCGAATCCATTCTAGAACATCCGATGTTTTTGCAGGAACTTGGATTTCGCCAATTGTTCCATTGATTGAAATTACAACACCACTTACCATTGTAGTATTCTTAATAACCATCTTAAACTATTTCGTTTTTGATGTGAAAATTGATTTAGATATTATGTTCTCAATAAAGATAATGGCTTACGTTCCACCTCACTTGAGAAAGACGAATCGTCATCAATTAAAATCTGATGATGCAAAAGTGCAAATCAATAAATCAGAACAGAGTTTTCCTCTTTCAACTACTCCAACTCCACAAAGAGGTAGTAAGTTAGAAGAAATGTTGGAGACAGAAGATTTCAAACAAAATAGTAGGTCACAGACCAACCATTTTGTATTACCAAGATTTGCACCATCTCGTAAATATAAAGAATCGGAAGTTGCAGAAA